GGCTGAGTTTCATCAACTGACGAGGCATTCTGGAACCAAGACAACAAACCGCATCTCTGCAGTAGTTCCTGGAAACCAAAGCGCGTCACCAACAAACCTGAGATCGCAACAAAAGCCATACCGCGCTCAAGCGGAGTCTTAGGCTTCATAGCAACTATCACAACAACAACAATCACTACGACGGCGAATTCTGACATATTGACCATCTTTTCCTTCATATCATCCAAGGTCGGAGAGGAATGTTCTATTTTGAGCTTTCCCTCCCCCTTTTCAAGAAGATCTTTGAAGGAATCCATAGATTCCTTAATGCCACCAATTTGTTCACCAAAGCTTTTCAAAGCAAAGGCGACCTCGCCCGCAACAATTTGCGTTGGTTGGTCCATAGAGACTTGCGCACCAAAGCCGAGCACCTGCGGTTCAATGTCCGGAGTACAAGAGTTTGGATCACTGACTTCAGCACGCGGGGATGTAGTAATTTCCGCGTGTCGTCCAGCTTGGGGCACAATTCTCAGTTTTGTTTCATTAACGCCTTTCTTCTTGCGTTTATGAAAACTAACTGTAGGAGCAGCATAAGATGTCGTAATACGAGCACCTAATCTGTCCTTGTTGAACTTGCGGCGTCGGATCTCATCCTCACGCTGCATGTCTTTCTGTTTGGAAAAAGTGCGTTGCAGCTTTTCAGCAGCAATGCTCAATTCCTGAACCCCATAAACAACAGCTTCGACATCAACCACCCGACCTTTCGGGGGTGATGCCTTAAACTTTTGTCTAGGAATCACATTTTTGTTCAAGGGTTTAATCTTGAACGGTCTCACAGGGGTAGAAAGATCCTCTGGAGACGAACATATCTTTGAAAGTTCAGCCAAACGAGCGTTTTCGTTGGCATCACTATCGGGGATTTTCACCCCGACTGGACTTTGATGACTTTCGTCATCACTGGACAGCCTTGACATATTGAATTCATTTACTTCAACCATTTTAAATACAGGTGCTTTCAACCCGTTTGCGTGGATAAGGGGTTTCCCGGTGGTGCGTAGTTCACCACCGAAGGAAGTTTGGTTGTCCATAAACAAAAATCGCAATCCATGAAGAAGAACCGTATAGAATCCATGTTATTGACGACCACAGATTCGTATTCTAAAACATCCCACATCTTAAGATCCTGTTGCAGGGGTAAACTATTATTAGATCACAACTTTCAAACAAATTGTTATAGAAAACGGATTATGAATAAATTCATAGTTTTCTTGCCGTACTAGGAGTGGAACACTTGTTTCCATACACCATACTAACAAATTATAGGGAGCCTTCGGGGAATACCCTCAGATGCTCTAGCAATCTCAATAGGAGATGTGTCGCATTTAGCGTAGTTACATTCACAAAACAAAAACCTCCTATAAATAGGAGTCCAAACTAAAATCCAGCGGACGATGACCATATCGGAACATAACAAAACTGTGGGTTTTGGGGTTTTGGGGGATTGACAATTACATGCAAAATAAATAGTACTTAAGTCGTG